TAACTGTGCTTCACGCAGACTGCTGATAATCAATCACTTAACGATTCTGTTAAGATTATCTCTCTATCCATATCTATCAAGCGAAGTAGTTAGCACTAAGGTGTTCATAGGTCTTACATAAAGTAAAAATGATTTCAAGGATAAAAGTTTGGCATCCCTTAATTGAGGATTCTGTAGAGCGACTGACATCTCTTTAACCATCTGTGGATGGAGTTAATGTGCGAGCCTTGAGAGTGAAATTTACGACACTAATATCGGTATCTGATTGACAGACCAGCGAGAGCAATACTCGTACCGATAACTAACTTTTAAATTTAATTATTATGCAATCAACTATGAGTAAACAACAACTAAGTAACAGAGATGAAATCAAAGTGTTAAACACATTACTATCTAAAGCAGCATGCAATGTAACCATGACAGCTAAGGACAATGTATGGTCGATTAAAGTAAGCACTCCAGAGTTTACAATGACACTTAGATACTGGATGAATGTGTGTCCACTGGACGTACTAAGACACGGAGTTAGAACATGGGGTTTTTCTGTGACTAATGCAAGAGGTAAAAATGTAATGTCAGCATCATCCATGGAACCACAGGTATCGGTTGAGATGGGAAGAATACTCGGAAAATACCAAGAAGCAAAAACCAAAAGCGATGCTGGTAAAGACTGGGCAGAGCTGGAGAAGTTCGCAGGTCTAAGTCTATAGTTAACTGATGAGTCCATATAGGACGAAACGCCGAGAGGCGTCTTAACTTTAAAATTCAACTACAATGAGTAAATCAAAAACAGTAATTAAGTATGTACGTATTGACTGTGCATTAATCAAGACAGCTCAAAAGCTGTACGAATTAGAACAAGTAAAGAAAAATGTAATAGCACTAAGCTATTTCGTAACATCTAATCCATTTTAATCATGAGTAACAAGCTTTTCAAAACAATCTCTAAAATAGAGACAGAAGAATATGTACGCACAGAAATCAACAAGTTAGACACGCAGTGTAACTTAGTACTGGAGCATATCGAAGATGAATATTTACAAGACGATGACCAGTGGTCAGAGCTATTTGATGTCATCAATGAGATGCAAGAGAAGATTACAGAATTACAGGAATCAAAACAATGGATATAATTAATCACTTAAATTTAAACACATGGAAAATACCAAAGAATCACAAATCAAACAATTAATGTCTTCAGTTGAACTTACAAACGTAGACTGGCAAGACCAAGTGGATAGCTTAAGTGCTGAAGACGTAGGACTTCTTATGTACAAGCTAATCGAGAAGAACGTAACTCATGATGCTACACAAAGACACATGATGTATGACGTGCTGTCGGCACTGGAGGAGAAAATTCTTTATACTCAAAAGAGTATGCTGGTTTTTCAAAGATTAACTGACGAGACTTAAATAGTCGAAACGCTGTGAAGCGTCTTAATCATTAAAAACTACAATTATGAGTAATTTAAACAAAGAACCAAGAACATGTATTATCACTGGAGCAGGAATGTATGAAGGTTACCTTCTGCACAATGATGAAACCATTAAAGATGAAACCAGCTTAGTAGCTTGGTTGAAAGAGAACTACAAAGAAGCATACACTGACTGCTCTGATGAGTTCATACTGGACGATGCACACGAGCAGGAGCTGTACATATGGACAGAATGGTATGACGAGTATGATGAAGAAGAAGAGAAGAGAGATGCTGCAGCTGACTCGATTACTAACTTCATGTACTTTGCGTATAACTTCCCAACTGGATGGATACAAAAAGCTTTTGGAGAGGGTACGTCACTGGCTAATCATATAGAGGCTAAATGGCAGAACCTCAACAAGAGAAATGGTCATGGTGGAACTGCTAATGTATTTAACCTGTTCATGGAGCTGTCAGAGGGCAATAGAGAGACTTTATGTACATGGGTAGCAGAGAACTATAGCTACAAGGTTTAGCACACGCTGTCAGACTAACTGGAATGGTTGTAAGCAAGGTTCGATTCCTTCTCCAGTATCAATGCAATAATGCAGATATTTAAAACTACAATTATGAGTAACAAAGACAAATTCAATCAAGTATGGGACGATGTAATGACCATCGCAACCGAGGAAGAAATGAGATTAGTATGCAGTATCAACGGAACAAATGTAGAGTCATTAGAGTCTATTATTTATGTGCGTGTAGGCTACAAAACACATGACCAGTGGGTGGAAATGGAAGGAAATGTGATTGCTGGAGTAGATTTCAGTGATAGTATTAACCAATTAAACCAACTATAATATGAAGAAGATTTTAATGTTTGTGATGTGTATGCTTATAGCTACACCCACGTTAACGAGCTGTGGAAGTTCAAAGCGATGTAAGACCTCCAAGATGAAGAAAAAATGGGCAAAGAATAACTACTGGAAGTCCAGTAAAAAACACAAAAAATCAAAATGGGGACGATGAGCATTTGGAATGACGAAACATTCACTTACAAAGTGGATGACATAGAGCTTGATGTATACTATGAGTATGCACACGCTGAACCTCAGACGCATGACTATTGTGGTAGTCCAGCTGAGATAAATATTACAGCTGTCACGCACTGTGGAGTATGCATATGGGACATACTTTCACAAAGTACAATTGATGATATTGAGCAAGCTATAACAGAGAGCAAAGAGTGAAATAAAAAGATCCCTAAACACACCTACCTCACTTCCAAAACGGAGTGGGGTTTTGGTGGTAAAAGGCAATAATGCCATAACTTAAATTTAATACAATGAGCAGTTATCAAGAAACACAAAAAGACAGAGATTTCAACAGAATCACTGAATTAATGGGAGACTATTTAGAGTCTCAAAAGAAAGTAAAATCATTACGTAAAGACTTAAATGAAGTCAGAGCTGCAGTCAAAGGAATACTGGACTGGAGTCAAAGAATAGGTAGTGATGAGATTTACGAGCTAAATCAAATAGTGACTTTTATTAATCGTAGTGCAATCAAAAACAAGTAAGCTATGAAAGATAAAAAACCAAGACAGTATCGTTCAAGACAAGGACGTTCTGATAGAAAATACAGCGACAGCATGATTGCAATATTTGTTGGAATCGTAGGTGTAGTAGTAACATTAATAATTTTAATATTAAAATAAATAGATATGGGATACAGTACAGATTTTAGAGGACAATTAGAGTTCAACAAACCATTAACAAACGACATGGTTGAAACGTATGAGAAGTTTGCTAATCAACGCCACGAGGATGGTTACCAGCCAAACGGAAAGCCATCAATATGGCTGCAGTGGGAGATAACAAAGCAGGACGGCAAATACTACTTAGAATGGGATGGTGGAGAAAAATTCTACGAGTACGTAAAGTGGTTAGAGTACGTAATCAAGTACATCTTTAAAGGATGGGGATTAAAGCTGACTGGAGAGATTGAATGGAGAGGAGAAGAGTGGGGAGACACAGGTACTATTGTTGTAGAGGATAATAATATTACAGTGATGCTACCAGCAGAATAATTACAGAATAGCATGGTGCTTGGGAGGTTCGATTCCTCCCTATTCACGACATAAGTCACATAACTTAAATTAAATAAAATGGCAAACAATTGTTGGAATTACGTAACGTTTAATGGAAACGCTGCTGCATTAAAAAAACTAAGAAACAAGTTCAAGGAGTATGATAAAACCAATTACTTCGTAGAGTTTGGAGACTTCGTACTGGACAAGGGTAAGATTGGAGTTACTCAAGAGGAGCTTGAGAAAAAGTATAAGGATTTTTACTACTACGGAACACGCTGGTGGGACTTTAATCTAAATGACTATCCATGTGATGATGAAGAAACTTTTACTGTTGCTGGAGACAGTGCATGGAGTCCTCCAGTAAGGTTAGTTAAACAAATATGTCAACACTACAGCTTAACAGCTGAGATGGAGTACGAAGAGTGTGGAGAAGATTTTGCTGGGATAGCTAAGTTTGACAAACATGGAATAACAGAGCATCAAGAAATGACTTATCATGAGTACAGATACCATGATGATATCAGTTCTTGGATGGACAACTTGTACTATAATTTCGAGGATGAAACCGACAGAGAGGAGTTAGAACACGCTATGAAAGAACATGATTATGCAGAAGAAAAACACATAAAAGAATTCATAGATATGGTGTTAGAAAGCAATTCTGTTGTTAATTCGTAACAAGCGTTTTTTAGGTATAACGGCGTATCTTTTTGGGTACGCTGTCGTATCTTTTTTAAAAAAAACAGTGCAGTTATGACATATTTATAGTACCTTTACAAACCAAGTATAATTAAAATTTAATCAAATTATGAGCATATTACAAAAACTTTTCGAGTCGTTTGACCCAAGCGACCCTATCACAAGAAACAACGCTATCCACATGGCTATGTGTCAAAATATAATAAACAATGTTGACGACGAAGAAAACACAATTGATGTTGAGCATGAGGAAGTAGAAGATGATTACCCACTGGGAATATAGTTAGCCATTAATCTGAATTGTAGTTGATTCAAACAATCGCCTCCATGTTAACGCATGGGGGTTTTTGTGGTACAAAACATAACGAAAATGGATATAAACAAAGAATACTGGACAACCACCAGCTCTGACCAAGGGAAGGTTGAAACGCCATCTTACTACGATGGTAAAAATAATTACAAAGCTATAGACGTAGTGACCAATTTTGATTTAAATTACAACCTTGGAACTGCGTGTACTTATATCTTGAGAGCATACAAAAAGCACGAGTCTCCGAACGAGGATATTCAGAAAGCAATAGATCACTTAAATTTTGAATTAAACAAACTAAAAAACCAATAGATGAAGAGAGACATATTTGATGTTTATGCTACAGCAATAGCAAAAAAATTTCATATCACATTAGATGATATGTTTACAAAAAACAGAAGACGAGATATTGTGGATGCAAGGCAGCTGCTTTATTATTTATGTATGGAGAGACCAATTAGAGTTTCCTACATAAAAAGATTCATGGAAGAGAACGGACACGCCGTTACACACTCCAACATTCTTTACAGCTACAAGAAAGCTAAAGAGTTGATTGATGGGGATGCTGACTTTCAAAACTTTATAACAGAAGTATTAAAAAAGTAAAATGTATAGTCTAAAAGAAATATTGAACCAAGCATCAGAACAGAGTCAGGCAGTTATAAATGACCAGCCTGTCGGTTTTAATGTTATAAAAAGAGGTGTCAAGATTCAAAAATTTAGTGACCGAATCGAAATACTAAATACTGGTAAGGGTGGTTCGTACTATAAAGAATGTACACCAATAGAATATTCTTATTTCTATGAATATGGTTGGAACGTGGGCTGTGTAAAATTAGGCATATCGAATTGTCTGCACAAGCTGGAGCTTATTGAGGCAAAAATCAAGAATGAAGTGAACACACGGAAAAACGACAAACACATTAAGAACTTAAAAAATAGAAGAGAAGTAGCTTTGAATAAGTATGCAGAGCTGCAGTTAAAATTAAAATCAATTATTAATTAAATTAAAATCAAATGAGTACAAAACAAAGTTATTTTGAAAAGCTTGTTGCAGTAAATGTAAAGAGCAAGGTAGAGAAAAAAGGTAACCTCGATTACCTATCATGGGCAAATGCGTGGGCATACCTAAAATTACAGCATTCCGATGCACAAAGAAATGTATACGAATCTCCTGAAACTGGATTAAACTGGTTCACTGATGGAGTTACAGGATACGTAAAGGTTGGAGTAGTAGTCAACAATATTGAGCATATTGATTATCTTCCAATTAAGGATTTTAGAAACAAGTCAATTACAGTTGACAAGATTACATCTATGGATGTTAACACAGCTATTCAAAGAGCAACAGCAAAAGCGATTGCTATGCATGGACTTGGATTAAGCTTGTATGCTGGAGAGGACTTATTAGAGACTACAGGACAGGATATTGAAAAAGCACCAGCAAAAGCCAGTGCCACTAAAAAAACTGTCACTACATACGAACTTAATATTGGAGACACGAACTGGAGCAAGGTGCTGACTTATGTTTCTAAAAACAAAGAGTTAGGGTTAGCTACAATAGTAAAGAATCTTAAGACCAAGTATAAAATTAGTGCTAAGGTTAAAACTGAAATCGAAAAAAACATAAAGGATGACTAAAGCAGATATACTCAAGGCTCTTGAGGATGACAGCAAATACTATGGAGAGTTTGGACAGCAATACCTGTCTAACTCTGACATAGGTAAGCTGCTCAAGAATCCTACGCAATTTAGAGTTAGCTCTGAATTTACAAAGCCCATGTTAGAGGGCAGATACTTCCATACTAAAATTTTAGAACCACACAAGTTAGATGACTTTCAAGTTGTTGATGTAGCGTCACGTAATACTGTACGTTATAAAGAGAAGGAGGCTGAAGTTGGAGAAATGCTTTTACTTAAAAAAGAGAAAGAGCATCTTGATTTTCTGTGTACTAAGATGACCTCCAACATGGAGATGTGTGACCTCATCTATGAGGAAGGAAATCAGTTTGAAGTTCCTGAGATTCAAAAAATAATGAATTTAGATTGGAAGGGAAAAGCTGATATTATAAACAACGGCAGCGAGTTAATTATTGACATCAAAACCAGTTCTGATATTGATAAATTTATGTACAGTGCAAAGACTTATAATTATGACAGTCAAGCTTACATTTATCAGAGACTGTTTAATAAGCCTCTTGTATTTTTTGTTATCGACAAGAGAACTGCAAGACTCGGTATTTTCGATTGTTCTTCTACTTTTTTGAAAGGTGGACAGGAGAAGGTAGAGAAGGCTGTTGAAGTTTACCATAAATTTTTTAGCAATGAATCAACTGAAGACATCAGTGCGTACATACATAGACAGACTCTGTAGACTGTTTAAGTTAACGCCAAAAGAAACTGTTATGTGGATAGAAGTTCCAATGTCCTGTAACAGCGTAGAGCAGAAAAATAAAATTATGCTATCTACATTAAACCATATGGAGCAAACAATTAAAATTAAAATCAAATGAGTGAACAAAAAGAGAAAATTTACGTAGGAAGTGGAAAGTCAAAGTTCGATGGAGACCAAGTGGCTGTATCGGTATGTTTAACTGATCTTCCGAAAGAGTTTATTTTTGAGTACAATAACAAAAAGTATGTCAAGCTTATTGTACAGAAAAAGAGAGAGGCTGACCAGTATGGAAAGACTCACTACGTAGCTATTGACCAGTTCAAGCCTGAACAACAAGTAAAAGAAGAGGTAAGCGACGGCCTTGACTTTTAAATTTACGGAGCGATAAGACGAAGGGGCTTTTGCCCCTTTTCTTTGCTTCAAACTGTGACGAATGTCACTTTTTGGGGGTTATACTGGACTCTATAATAAAAAAATTAAATCAACTATTACTTATCTATATTTTTAACATTATTATTAACATTATCAACATTAAATAATATAAATAGTTAAATATCAGTAAAATAGATAAAATTAAAACGACATAAAATCGACATAAAATGGACATTACAATATTTAAAGACATAAAACAGACATCACAGCCCTTCTATAGAAACATAAATTTAATACTCACAAGGATACAGGACGGAGCTTCAAAAGATATAGTAAAAAAGATTAGAGCAGAGAAAGACAAAGAAAACAGAAACATTTTAAAACAAAAATTACCAGCAATTTGTTTCAGTGGCCTATTTTCTAAAAGAGCTGACAATGCACTGAAGGAACACAGTGGATTTATCTGCTTAGATTTTGATGGTTACAAATCAAACAGAGATTTGCTGCAAGAAAAAGAGAGGCTATCAAAAGATAAATACGTGTACTCTGTATTTATTTCTCCAAGTGGAAATGGATTAAAGGTACTGGTAAAAATACCACCTATTCAAGACAACCACAAAAGCTACTTTTTAAGCCTTCAAAATTACTTCGATAGCGAATACTTCGATAAGACCTGTAAAAATGTCTCACGTGTCTGCTATGAGTCTTATGACCCACTAATTCACATTAATGCACAATCAAGTTTATGGGATAAAATTGAAGAGCAAGAGTACGTAGAAATAAATAAGCACTCAGATATACCTACCATCCCTTTAACAGATGAGAACAAGATAGTAGACATACTTGTAAAGTGGTGGACTAAAAAGTACCCAATGAATGAAGGGCAGAGAAATAACAATGCTTATGTTTTGGCTGCAGCTTTCAATGATTTTGGAATTTATAAGTCTTTAGCTGAGTCACAGCTAATGAACTACAGAACAAAAACATTTACAATATCAGAGATTAAAAGAACTATAGACAGTGCATACTCACAGAAACATAATCACGGAACTAAGTACTATGAAGACGAGGACAAGGTTAACAACGTGAGAATGAAGTTAAAACGTGGTGTGTCAAAAAAAGATATCAGAGTTGAGCTTGAGAACTCTGATGTTGAAACAACGACAATAGAGAATGTCATATCAAGATTAGACCAAGAAAATGCAAACAATCAGTTTTGGACTAAAAACGATAAGGGTGTCATAAAAATAGTACACATTCTTTTTAAACAATTTTTAGAAGAAAATGGATTCTTTAAATTCAATCCTGAAGGCAGTAAAAATTATGTGTTTGTGAAAGTAACAAACAACTTAATAGACCACACTTCAGAGAAAGAAATAAAAGATTTTATTCTTAATTATCTGCTGGAGGTAGATGACCTGTCTGTTTATAATTATTTTGCTGAACACACACGTTATTTTAGAGAAGAGTTTCTTACGTTACTATCTTCAATAGATGTTTACTTTATAGAGGACAATAAAGATACTGCTTACTTGTACTATAAAAACGGAGCTGTTAAAGTTAAACATGACTCTGTAACAAGGATTGATTATTTAGACTTAGGAGGATACGTTTGGAGTGATCATGTAATTGACAGAAATTTTCAACTATGTGATGGAGATGGATGTGACTACCAGCAGTTCATTACTAACATATGTGGTCAGGATGAAAGCAGAATAAAATCTATGAAATCTACTATAGGATATCTTCTGCACCAATGGAAAAATTTATCCTACTGTCCAGCTGTCATTTTAAATGATGAGGTTATTTCTGATAATCCTGAAGGTGGAACAGGTAAAGGTTTATTTATGAATGCACTAAGCCACATGAAGAAGTTAGTGTTTATAGATGGTAAGTCTTTTAATTTTGAGAAAAGCTTTGCTTATCAGACTGTTAGCGTTGACACACAGGTTTTATGTTTTGATGATGTTAAAAAGCATTTTGATTTTGAAAGATTGTTTAGTGTTATAACAGAGGGATTGGTGTTGGAGAAAAAGAACAAAGATGCTATAAAGATACCATTCAGTAAGTCTCCAAAAATTGCCATTACAACTAACTACGCTATTAAAGGTCAAGGTTCATCTTTTGCCAGGAGAAAGTGGGAGCTGGAGTTAGCACAATACTACACTAAAGATTTAACACCATTAAAAGAATTTGGTAAGCTTATGTTTGGAGAGTGGGATGATGAAGAGTGGTGTAAGTTTGATAACTACATGATTGGATGCCTACAGCAATACATGATGCATGGACTGATTAAATCAAAGTTTGTAAACTTAAAAATCAGACAGCTATCAGCTGCAACCTGTCATGAGTTTTTAGAGTGGTGTGGATTGATTGGAACTAACAACATAAATGAAAAGTTAGCAAAAGGTTACAAGGTTTATAAAAATGATTTGTATTTAGATTTTGTAGAAGACAATCCTGATTTTGCTCCTAAATCTAAAATGACTGTATCAAGAACTAAGTTTAATAAGTGGTTGGAAGCATACTCAATGTTTAAGTATGACTGTAAGCCTGAAGCTGATAGAGATTCTGTAGGTAGATGGTTACGTTTTAGAACAAAACATGAGTTAGAAACTAACGGTAATTTTGATTTTTAATATGGAGTTTAGAGACTATCAAACATCAATAATAAATAAAGCCAAACCTTTGTTGCAAAAACATAAATTTGTTTATCTTGCGATGGAGGTACGAACTGGTAAAACTCTCACGAGCTTGGGTGTAAGTGCGCTTTTGCCAGTATCGAACCTCTTGTTTATTACCAAGAAAAAAGCCATAAGCAGTATTGAAAGTGATTATAAACTTCTTAATCCATCATACAGCATTACAGTTATAAATTACGAGTCATTACATAAAATAGACCAATTAGGTTGGGATATGGTAATATGTGATGAAGCTCATGGCATGGGAGCATTTCCAAAAAGAAACAAAAGGTCAAAACAAGTTCGTTCTTTGATCTTGGAAAACGACCCTTTTGTAATATTCCTGTCAGGAACACCAACACCTGAATCATTTAGTCAAATGTACCATCAGGTTTCTGTAGTTCGTAAGCATCCATTTAGTGACTATGTAAACTTTTATAAGTTTTCTAAACAATACGTAAACGTTAAGCAAAGAAAAATCAATTCTCTTTACATAAACGATTATTCTGATGGCCTACAAACTATTATAGACGAAATGAAACCATATACAATTTCATACACTCAAAAAGAAGCTGGGTTCAAAGTTAATACCAAAGAACATGTATTAGAGGTAGAGATGAATTCAAGGACCTATGACCTTACAGCTAAACTAAAAAAGCATTTAGTTATTGAAGGTAATAATGATGTTATATTGGCTGACACACCAGTAAAGCTCATGATGAAACTTCATCAAATGTATTCTGGTACTGTTAAATTCGAGTCTGGTAACTCTATGATATTAGATTTAAGTAAGGCACAATTTATCCATGACAATTTTGCTGATGTACAAGTAGGAATATTCTATAAATTTAAGGAAGAATTGAATGCACTAAAAGAAGTTTATGGTAAACAATTATGCACAGAGCTTGAAGAATTTAATAGTACAGATAAAACCATAGCTTTGCAAATAGTAAGTGGAAGAGAAGGTATATCTTTGAGGAAAGCTGCTTGCTTGGTGTATTACAATATTGATTTTAGTGCAACCAGTTACTGGCAGTCAAGAGATAGAATGACAACAAAAGACAGACTTGAAAGTGATGTCTATTGGATTTTTTCACGAGGTGGTATTGAAAAAGATATCTACAAAACTGTAACTAAGAAAAAAGATTATACGCTAAGACATTTTAAAAGAGATCTATTGTCCCTATGAAGTTTATAAAATTTTTTTTAATTTGGTACAGTCAACAAATGGCGATACCTTTTTGGATAATTGGACACGTACATTTACACTTTGCCACCTGGCATGACCTATATGAATACGCTTTGTCTATATTTTTACACGTTATGGTTGCGGTTGGCTTTTGGATTGATTGGAAACAAAACGGACATGACGGAACAACAGATACAAAACAAACGAATAAAAGAACTTGAAGCTGAAGGTTATTATGTTATAAAACTCAAGCTTACAAATAAAAATGGTATTCCAGATTTAATTGCTTTACCTCCAAATTGTGACGTGCTTTTTTCAGAAATAAAAAAACCAAAGGGAGTTTTATCAGAGCTACAAAAATATAGATTAAAAGAATTAGAAAAGCATGGGTTCAAAACCGAAGTATATAAAGGATAAAGGATATGAGGTTGAAGATGATTTTATTGATTCTTTATCTGAACTAAGTGATATAACTCTTAAAATACTTATATCTGACTATATAGACAACAACCTAAAAGAGTACCCTATAAATGAACTTACAACATACGTGGTTGGTGGGGTTGTAATACATAGAGATGAACCAGTATATTTTGCAATAGAAATTTTAAGGTCTGCTGGGGAGTTTCTTACACTAACGGATTTTCACATCATAGAATCTGATGAATACTTAGATTTAATAAATTTAAAATCATATATAAAATGAAATCATCTCTTAAAGAAAAAACAATAGAGGCCATAATCCTAAATGTAGAAGAAGTACTGGGACTGGACCCAAGGGTAAATACAAGAAAACGTGAGTATATATTTGCAAGAGCTGTTGTATACGATATTTTACGAAAACATTTGCGAATGAGCTTAACTGATATTGCAAAAGTTTTCAACAAAAACCATGCAACTGTATTGCATAGTCTAAAACAACTTCCTTACATAATAAAATATGATCCTGACATACAACTTTCATACAACAATATTGTAAATAATTGGCTTGAAAATGTTGAAAACTTTGACTCATTACTTGAGTCTGATTTAAAAAACAGAATAAAATTTCTCGTAAATCAAAATAAAAAGTTAAATTTGGAGGTAAGTGACTTGAGAAAGGAAGTTAATCACTACACTGGTAAGTATAAAAAGTTCTATAAACTGGTCGCTGATATTGAACATAGAACAGGAAACAATTTTTCAGCTTTTGAACGAAAAGTAAATACATATTTAAATGGATTATAGCGTAGAAGACATAGATAAAATTTTAAATTATAAAACTTGGTCTGACAAAAAGAAAATTGATACCCTTTTATTTATAGACTGCTGTCTTTACACAAACATGGGTAAAGAATCCACACAAACAGAACGACACGCTACTAAAGTCAAGTCAAGAAAACTTTATAGAGCCATTGGCAAAATAAATGCAGCTGTAGGAAAACAAATACTTAATTCCTTAGATTAATGTCAAACCCTGTTTCTGCTGATGACATTCAAGCTATTACACATATCAACTATGTGACTAACAACTTGCATTCATTAACTGATAATATTTACGAAGACTTAATGGACAGGGATCACGAGGCAGCTAAAAAAAAAGCTAAAAATATTATCCAAACTATGAGTGAACTAATAAAATCTTTGTCAGATGAAATCTAAAACAGACACAAGACCTTCTGTTATAAAAGAAATATTAAGACTCAAAAAATTACCACAGTCTTCTAAAATTGTATTAAAGATACAGAAACTACAACAAAAGTTATGAATAAAGGAATAGCAACAGAATTACAAGATTTCTGTGAAACTATCGCACAAAGATACTCGAATGTTAATAGAGTAGGAAATGTAAATAATGAATCTTTTTCGGTAGAAGAAATTATACCAACCTCAGACCACAGCGCATGTGTAAATTTTTCAAAAACAGGAGGTAAAGTAGCTGTTGCATTTTTCTACTACATAAATAAAGGAAAGTCCAAAGGATGGAAATATTTTTTCCCAACAGACTCTCACGTAAATGGATTTCAAGCGTTTTTATATTATAAACTGGAAGCGGAGCGTAGAAATTTCTCTAAGAATTTTTAGCTTTACACTTAGCCCAATGTATTTCAGCACACTTCTCATAGTCTTCCCTGGACTCAAAATAATACCTAACTAAATCGTATACATCATCATCCATTACAATCACAGCTCGTGTAGGGTCGAACACTAATTCAACTTCATCAAACTCTTCCAGCAACGTGCTAAAAGAGTCTTTGCCAGTCAAAATTCTATAGCTTTGCAGCATACAAAGGTGTTCGTTAAAGGCCATACATTTTAATTATAAATCTGATCAAGAAGCTCTTTTCTTAAACGTTTTTGTTCTGCTTTAGCTTCTTTCTGTAATTTAAGATAATCTTCCATCGGTCCATCTTCATTAGTGTCTGGGTATAGTTCTGGAAAATATCTTTTCAGTTCAGTTTTCGTTAACTTTAACCCTTTACTTTTATTTCCTCCCTTTTGCTGGTACTCAGAAAAATTAAAAAGTTTTAATATGAACTCACCCATAGATTTTGAGTCACCAATTTCAGAAAAGTTTTTCATAAACTTTCTTAATTGTGGTGCTGGTATACCTGTAAGGGCAATTGCTTCTGCCATGAATTTATTCATAGCTTCTTCTTTTTTTACACCTTTTGCTTTTTGCGCACGCATGTATAAATCTGCCAACTGTGATGTTTGCCCTAAAATTGGAATTGTTGATGGAGTTTTTGCCCAAGGCTTACCTAACGCAACATCTTTAAGGGTCTCGGCTACTTTTCCTATAATAAACAAAGCATTTAAGTTACCTAAAAGAGCGGCTATTCCTAAATCTTTTTTATCCTCATCATTCATCCCTCTTAAAAGACCTGGCAATCCAGCAGACACCCACTGAAAAACCACTGGCATCACCACATGATACACTGCTAAACTTCTTGCAGATTTACCTAAACTTTTCCAGTAATTTAATTCTCCATTATCTTTTATAACACCTTTACCCTGCTTACCGCCACTTTTAACAATTCTATACATGTTTCTTGCTGCAATAATTTCTCTACGGAAATATTGTTTTGGAGTTGTCAAGAACATATTAAAGGCTCTTATAAGCGCCCCTTTAGTTTGAAAGTAATCTTTATCTTGTAAATCAGATGACTGTTGAGTTCTTAATGTGTCAGCTTCAAACTTTTTTATTGCATGATCAATAACCTCTTGTTCTGAAGCTTCAGGGTTTTTCTTTTTAAATTCATTTTTATAATATAAGTAATTTGGAACACCACCAACAAGTATAGCGCCTTTATCCCCTGTCATTGTGGTCCACATTAAAATTTTACTAATCTTGTCTTGCTTTGCGTTTGTTAATCCAAAACGCTCTAAAAGACCACCATTCATTTTTTCAAACTTTTCATCAGCATATGTCTCTACAGCTCTTTTAATTGTTTGTCCGTACCTGTCTTGTAGAACAATTGAGTTGTCCAAAACTTCGTTTACTAATTTTTTTGCTTGAGTCGTACTCATGGCAGCATTTTTAACCCAATTTATATAACCAATGTCATTTCCATACGTGATGAAAGATGTCATTTGTTTTAGTATAAGTGTTGGGTTTAAACCTAAACGAGATAACAAAAATGTATTATTAAAGGTATTTATTACTTGTATTTGTCTTTGTGATTGTATTCCCTTGTTTGCTATTTTTTTTATAGAATCATCAATGTATGTGTAAATAGTAGAACCAAATTTTTCTTTAATGGTTTCTTTTATCATTGGTGATGAAAATATTTTATTTATATCTCTTATAGCAACACCATATGCAGCAAAATACTCCATGTCTTTGGTATAATTAAGTAATGCATCTACACCATCTACTTTTTCTATTGGATTAGTATTTTGAACTCTTACTTTAGTACTGGCAGAGCCAACGTTTGTAATCCATGATTGACTGTCGGCTAATAAATCTAAAGCTTCCATGTCGTTTTCGTTTTGGCGATACACACGACCAGCATAGTTTTGATTCCAAGGCATATCAGTCCTGTAAATTTTCTTGTAAGTATTGTTGTAGTGGTCATAAGAAGATGGGTAATAATCTTTTATCATCCACTCAGATAAGTCTTTTAATCTTTCATCTAATTTATCTGATATCTCTTGCTCTATTCTGCTCTTAAATTCATTGTCAAACACTATATTTCCCTTTCTTGTAGGATTAAAAGTGTTTATCATGCTCCCTTCTAAAGAAGGATCTTGCATCTGTGAATAATAATAAAGCAATTGGTTTTGACTTAGGTTTACTGTGTTTTGATCAATCTCCTTTTGTATTGAATTAATTAAAGCTGTTCGTTCTCCTTTCTTTAAAGTTTTATTTTCTTGAGCTTCTTTCAATTGTCCTTGAAGTAAATCATCTTTGACCTTACTACGAACAATAGATTCAGTCATCTGAGAGTTTTTTCTGTTTATGTTAACCCATTTGTTGCCAAATAATTCTGTCATTTTATTAGAAAGACTTAATTGCTGTCCAATCATTCTTGACTTATAAACTCTTGAAGAAGAACGTATTTTTTTCTGTGTAAGTTCTTGAGTTGCGCCTTCAAATATTTCTCCTGGTTGTGTAGATATTCTGTCTATTAAACCTGTCATATCCTCTGCACTTCCAAATAACCCTTGCTCAATTTTAGTAGCTAAACTATTTAGTGAACCTTTGAATCTTTTTATAACACCTTCTACTTTTAAGCCACCTGATTCTTTAGCATCAAGTGAAACATCTTTTTTAATTTTTTGAAACTCTTCGTTTACCATAAACTCAGTAATTTCATTCTCAGGTATACCTTGGTCAATAAGTGATTGTTTTGCATCAATATCTATACCTGTCATATCCTTGTATACAGCTCTCTCATTCTCTCTGTATTGTATAGCGTCTTGTAGTAATTCGTACTCAAAATTAGCTTTCCCAGACTCTTCTATTTGTTTTAAGCTATTGATTACTGAGCTTAACTGAGTAGTTTTATTAGAGTCATTCATGTCTTGAGTAAAAGATGTGTTTATCTGCATAGCTAATGTAATTTCAGCCATCTGCTGTAAATCACTTTTACTAAATGTAGATTTAGTCTTACGACTTTTTTTATCTTTTTCGTCTACCACCTCTTCTGTAGAAACTTCATTATATAATTTTAAAAGTTTTTCATTGGCTTCCATTATTTGATCGCCAGTTGACTTAGGGTTCACTACTAATTTATTGATACGATTTAACTTTTTACGAGTTTCATTATCAATTTTAACACCTTTAAATCTACCGCTTTGAATAGTGGTATAAGCTTTATCAAGCATCTTAAATAAAACACTCTCAAGTCTTTTATTTGTTTTTGTAGTAACTATTTTAAAAACCTCATCTTTAACTGATTCAAAGTTTGTAGCGTTTACTCTATTCACTTTATCAATTAAATCAGTTATTTCTTTTTTAGTATATAAATCCCTTGGTAGTACTGTTCTTATGTAATTTCTTAAAGCTCTCTGAACACCTTTAAGGTTTCTTTCTGTAAACTTTATGTTTTTTATTCTTCTGTTTATTGCTGCAATACGTTTAGGATTAGCCTTTAATGGATCAGGAAGCAGTATGTTTAACATATCACGTTCCATAGCGAGCTGCTGGGATGTCTGTCTTTTGCCTTTTACCCCTACGCTTTTGTATCCTGGAAGCGACATAAAATAATCTAAAACTTTCAAATTAATTTGTTCGTCAGTCAGCGGAACTTGTTTTGTCTTTCTGTTTTTTGCAACTCTATCTTTAATTAAATTATTCTTTTCAACTAATTTTTTATAGTAAGTATCAACATCTTTCATTAATTTAAGACCAGCCAGAAAACCACCTTTTATGTCATTAAAACTTGTAGGGTATTCTCTAAACATGTAAGAATCAAAAGCTTCGCTTTCTAAAACTTTGAATGCAGCATTAATTTCTTTTGCACTATAAGCACTTGCTGTTTTACCATCAACCTTTCTTTTTCTTCTCTTTAAATAATCTTTTATAGCTGCATCTTCAAAACCTCCTTCTTCTCGGCCAGCTATTATAATTCTAAGCAAATCGTTTTCATTATCCATTGCCTGCTGACGTCCTTTTCGTGTAGGATTTTTTACAATACGTTTATTAGGACCAATGACATATACACCACCGCCACCTCCATAAGCGCCTTGTTTAGCTCTTTTCGCTACATATCCTGGACCAATTCTATTAAACTGACGTTGGATGTCTGACACCATAGCTTGAGCGCTATAGAACCCACTTGCTGGCATTCCAGTTTGATCTTTTACTTGCTGTTCAGTAGACTGTTCCCTGCCTTGTCTTGAGGGTAATTTTAACATACTTTGCTTTGTAGAAAAATCCTTATTACTTCCTTTATTCTCTACAAACCCCAGGCCTTTATAAAATGATTTTAATCTTTCAACAGATGTAGCTCCGTAACTTTTACTTGGAGTCAAAGCTATTGTTAATCCTCTACTATCAGCAAAAGAAATAACTTCTTTCATCATTTTAGTTCCAGTACCTTTATTTCTTTGGTCCTCGCTAATAATAATTTTGTCCAGTTCTAAAAATCCTTTATTTTCATATATATCTAAAGTAGCATTGTATTTACTTTCTAAATTAGACTCTAATTTAGAAGCGGTTAATTGTTCTCTACCTTGTCTTATTTCAGAACCTTCAACTTTTATATTAGATGGAACTTTAGCCGTAAACTGACCGCCCATTGCAGATCTTGCAGCAGCTGGTTTAGTTCTTTTACCTAAAGGTGTCTGATTAGCTTCTTTTGATTTAGGTTTTGATTCAGGATATACTTTTCTAACATCAACCCCTCTGTTAAATACCATAAGTCCCTTTCCAGGGATTGCCCAAGGGTATGCAGGATGATAACCTGGCTCTCCTTTACTTAACTTAAAAGGCTTACCACTTTTTTCAAATTGAATTGCAGATACAATATCTCCATATCCAATGTTAGATAAAGTTGGGTCGTTAACAACATCCGATGTATTTGTTGGAACAGTTTTTAAAGGAGAAAAAGGAGATATATTAAACTTCTCATAAGAATCTTTGCTAAGAAATTTTTCAGTAAACTCACCTCTTTGTTCAAAATTCAAAGGTGTTAATATTTCTGATAATTGTTCTAAACTATTTATTTGAGAAGGGAAACCTCTTTTACTCAATCCGTTAGCAACTTTTGTTAATTTTAATTTTGTATTTATGTACGCAAGCATTTCTTGAGGTGATGCACCTTTTTCTATGGCGTAATTAATTTCACTATTTATGTATTCTAAAAATTGCAAGTTTCCTGTAATTCCGTTTTTAGCTTGTGACATAACAAGACCTACACCATCACTTTCGTTTACTTTATTTAATACCTTATTAGCAGCACCTTCTGTAGAAAAAACCCACGCGGCTTTACTACCTGCAGCTTCTGCCCCATAAGGGTATAAAAACCCACCGTCAAATTTAAATTTGTTTCCAGATGGAGATTCAACCTCACCATAAGTTGCTTGATCAGCTGCAAAAACAAATGCATTTGTACCGCTTAGTTCGTTAATAGAGCCACGTTTTATTGAACCCATATCAATACCTCCTCTATTTATTTGAGACTCTCTATTCTCTCTAAAATCAATAGAAGGCCCATCGTCTTCTATTTCATTTGGAATTACACCATCTGCCTCTTCAACTAAGGTTCCTTGTTCAACTATAACATCTTCATTTATTTTATTTAAAACATCTACATCACCTTCTGTTATTTCAGTACCAGTTCTAACTTTTTTAGAAAATGCATTCATAAAATCTATAACTGACTCGTCTGTTTTACCAAAACCACCAGGGATTGTAACGCCTAATTTGGCCGCCATTGATCTTATAAATTCTATAATTTTATTTTGTCCTGGCTTCTTTAATGTTTTATATTCAGTAGCCATTAAAGAAAATAACTCTGCTAACTTCTCTTCGTTCTTAAAGTTTTCATCATAATTTTTAGCAAAATTATCTATTCTTTTAGCTAACAATGATTCAGCTGGTAAGGTTTTTCTTACAGAGGTTATTAATTTCAAAGCTGCTTGTTTAGCTTGAACGTCACCACCAGATATTTTATCTAAAAATACCGCATGAAAAACTTCGTGAGCTACTGTGTTTCCTTTAGCCTTAGTTAAATTAATGTGTATAACCTTACTATTTGGGTTGTAATACCCTCGACTACCTTTTGTTGCGTACTTTTCGTATTCAGCTTGAGTGTCGTGTAAAACTATCTTCACTTCAGGTGCTATTTTAGCAATTGCTCGTGCAGCTTTTTTTGCTTTATTTACTACGGCTGATGCTAAAGTTGTGTTCTCTATTTCTGTATCTCCCTCTACTTGTTTTCTATTTATAGATAAATTATCTGAAGAGGTTTCAACGTCGTCTAAAACTTCATCACCAAAGAAATCGTCTATATCATTTTGTTCTTCTTGACTTACTTCCTCCTTGGTCTTCTTTTTGTCTTGAGCTTTGTCTTCGGTTTCACTCTGTTGGGTAGACTGGCTGTTGGGTACGCTTTGTCCCACCTCTTCGCTACTTCTGGAAGATTCTTGTGCATCCAAGCTCGTTGTGCTTTGCTTTTGTAGGGCATCTTGTTCGGTTTTAATTTGTTCAACTGTAGGGTTTTGCACCCCCTTATCTTGTAAAGATTTTGTGGCATCTTCTTCTGTAATTAAAACAGAATCTTGAATTCCTTCAGTCTCATTTCTTAGATTGGTATTTGCTTGAGCTTGATTAGTCCCAAGCTGTCCAATTTCGTTTTTTATTTCTTCAACTCTGGCTTCTTTGGTTTTATAAGAATTTAAATTCTTATTCATTTTTTCCATTTCAGCTTCTAATTGTTGTTGCTCAAAGATTAATACTAATCCTTTTTTTCTTGAGTTAACATCTAAGTCACTTGGTAGAGTGTTAGCAGCTCCACTTAATGTTTGAAAATCTAACATCTGTTTTGATGCTTCCTCTGATGTTATTTTACCATTAGAAACGGCTAAGTCTAACTGTGTCTGATAAGCTTCTACAGTTATTTCATCATTTCTTATCATGTCAAACATTTCAACAAGATCATCAGAAAGTAAATCGGAAGTCTTGTTTTTAGCCGCTGCAATTACTGCTCCTGGAACACCCATTACAAAACCACCTACAGCTTCAGCAGCTGCAGCATGTCCAACTGTTCCCCAAAACTCTTTGGTCCATAATTCAGGTTGTTCAAACATGTCTTTATTATTCATGTTATTCCATACATCTTTATAACCCATCTCAGCTATTTGCTGAAGACCACCTGTTTCTGCTTCTGCTAAAGCAGCTTTAGTAACTCGACCAGTAAAAGTTGCAGCAGCTTTTACAGCTGTGTTTGAAAAAATTCCTTTTGCAATATTACTTTGAACAAGTTTATTCATTTGGTTTTTAAACATTGCTGCAGTTGCTCCTGCAGGTAACATATTAGTTACCTTGTTCATTAAACCAGTCATTATAGCTTTGTTACCTGCTATATTTCTAAACCCATAACGCTCTAATATACCAACAGTAATAGCTGTTGGTATTACAATGTTCTTTCTTTCTGACTCAGTAACATACTTAAAATCAGGATCATTGTTCATTTCAACATTCATTGCTTCAGCTTGTAACAAAGCAAATGAAACTGTTTGGGCAATACCTCCTTTTGTTGTTAAGCCTAATCCTCTTGCAATTAAATTTCTTTTTGCTGCTCCTAATCCAACAGCTGGAGCTATCTTTCCTCTTGATGCGAAAGTAGTTAATACAGACGGAAGTGACTTAGCAAGACCAGAAAGCCCAGTGTAAACAATATTACTATTAGATTGTTTAGCGTATTTTTCATCTGAGATATCATCTGCAGATAATATTTCATTAAAATATTTTTTAATAAATTCTTTTTGTGGATTTTTATTTTCTTTTACCTCTTGATCTAATACTAATCTTTTTAATCGTTCACCTCTTGTTTTATCATAAGCATAGTCAGGAAGGTCAATGTATTGTCCATTTAAAAACTTATTTAATCCTGACTGATTTTTATTAAAGTATTGTCCATTTAAAGTTGGCTTAGTTAAATCAAAACCATCAGCTTCAAGTCGTTCGATTATTTCTTTAGGAAACGTATTAAATGACAATTCACCTTCTACTTCTTCATCCTCAAACTTTTGCTCCTGCAAACCTTCTAACCATTTTGTATAAACAGCATCGTCTTCTATATTTTCAGGTACTGGATATCCAAGATCTTTTGCTATATCAATATAACGATCTTTTTTTTCTTCAGCAGTCATACCAAAGTCTTCGTCAAAAAACTGTGCCGCTTTATAAAATCCATCAACACCAGCCCCCCACACGCTTGCAAGGACTTCACTAACACCAGGACCAACAAAATCATTTACTAAACCACCAAAAAACGTACTGTCGTCCGCTTCTTTCATGTCAATGTAATTACCTACAGAAGAATTTATTTGACCTTCAAATTTTTTATAACTATTATAGTTGTCAGTTAATCTATTTTTAAATTGCTTTAACCTTTTACCAGCTGCTAATGTTTGCTGATATTTTATTTTCCATTCAGGTGTGTTTTGTATTTCTTTAGGCTGACCTAATAAAGCATCAATTTCTGCTTCATGAATAGTTTTTCTGTCCTGGTAAACCTTATAATCAGAATTTAGATTCTTGGCTGAATTTCTTACAGCCTGAATATCTTTTTTAGTAGCTTCAGAACTAAAGTATTTTTTTCTGTTTTTATCATATGAAGCATCAAGACTTTCCATTCTCTGGTCAGTCCTTCTGTTTTCTTTTAAAAACTTTCTAAGTTCTTTTGCTGGTCCTGACTCGCCACCAAAAATATCTCCAAAAACAGGATCAAGATTAATATTTATACTTTTAGTTGGGTCATCTTTAGATGTAACTTTCATTCCATCTAATCCACTCATAAAACCACCACCTTGTTCAAAGTCAAAACCATAATCTTCAAAATGATATTTCATTCTGTTGACTACTTCACTTTCTTCTCTGTCTATTAAATCTTTAGTTATAAAAGCTAATGATTTATCAAACTGTGAGTCGCTTGAGTTATATGTAATTGGATTGGCATTTATCTCCTTGCCCTGCTCACGAGGGTCGTATGCAGGGAACTCAGTAACTGTAGAGTCTTCTTCCTGTACATCTATTACAGTATTATCACCTAAAGGTTTTTTAATCGTGGACGTATCCAAAGAAGTATCTACGACCTCTGGAGTTTCGGTAGTAGAGTCCGTAATAACCTCTGGAGTGTTTGAAGGAGAAATGTCGTTTGGATTTTTTTTTTCAACACCAGGGAAATACTCTATATTAAATTTTTCTGCATCTAAATCTGTTAATTTTTCAGATTTTAAATAAGAATATAGTTCAGCATTTTTAGCAGTACCTGCTGCATACTCAGCTTTAAATTCTTCTGCCGATAAATCTGTTAATCCTTCTTCCTTTAAGTAATTATATAACTCTGTAAACTTATCCATTAATTAAACTTTTTTCGTTTTTTACCAGTACCTCTTTGATTTCTTGTTGTAAGTCTTGCATTTTCTTCGTCTAAAACTTTTTGTGCTGCTATATGCATGATTTCGTTTAACTCAGACGGTGTTGCTCCCCCAGCCAACATAGTTCCTACCTCTGGATATATTGGAGGGAGTGATTGTTGTTTTCCAGCTCTATCAAAATAAGAAACTTCAATAATGTACTTATCCGTTACAGTATCTTTTTTAAACGCAACTTTAGCACCACCTTTTATTCCGTTCGGAAGGTAGTCATTCATAACCTGACTTAAAACATCATTAACTTCAACACTATCGTCCCCACCAACCCAATCAATAGCATCCAGTGTTCGTCCTACTTTTTTCTCAATAAGCTCTGTACCAGTTGCTGGTGATGGCGTACCGTTTTCCGTAAGAACTCCAATTTTAGCAGTATTTTGTTTTAGAGGTGGAAGAGGAGCTAAGGCTCTGTATTTCTCTCCAGTTATATTTTTTAATATTCTTTTCTTTACAGCTGCTTTTTCAGTATCTGTAATATTAGGTGTGTTATCAAGAATTGCTTGTTTAAGAGCTGGCTCGTATGCTGGATTTTCAATCATTTTACCAGTTAACTGACCTTGTGCATTAGTTTCCTCTATTTGTGGCTTAATTCCTTGAGTTCTTAACTGTTCCACACTTTTCTTTTCAGATGCTGCTGCAATTAATTCCTCATCAGTCATATCTCTATCTGCACCTCTAAAACCACCACCTGGTTCTTGTCTGTATAATATTGCAGCGTCTTTATATGAGTTTTGATAGTCAGCTGTTTGAGGTGTTATTAATCTATAAACTTCTCTAACAACGTCTTCAACGTTTCTTGGAACACCGTTTTCAAGTCTTGGTATTGTTTCTACTGTTCCGTCAGCTAAGGTGAATTTAATAGATGTATCATCACGAGTTATGCTATCAATCAATTTATTTGGATCACCATTACGCATTGTCATTTCTTTATTTAAGGCTACTATACGATCTTGTGCTGTAGCATCAAATGTTGATTCGTCATCAGACGTAAGAGCATTTGCATCATCCATATACCCAACCATTGCTCTGTCCAGTTTGCCTTGTGCAATGCTTGAAGGACTTGGTTGCACTGGTGCTTGTGCTGATTTAGCTGTTTCTGCAACTTTCTCTATATGACTTACTTGTGATTCAATTGCAATATCAGCAAGTTTTCTTGCTTCTTTTTGTTGTGGATCAGTCATTATTGGAACAGGTGTTCCTGAACTCATATCAACTTTTATCATATATTTTTTATCTACTCCTGGATGGTTTTCTTTAAATTGACTTTCTGTTTCTGCAAAAAAGTATCTTCCAGAATTAGTTAAAACTTGAGAGGCATTGTCGTTTTTTAAATCACCTTTAGCTCCAACCATAGCGTCTATCTGTGTAGATTTCCACATGTCATATGTTATAGCATTACCATTTTCATCTGTCCCAAAGTCCCCTAAATTTCTAAAGTCTTCTTTGCTTATCTGTCTTCCACCACCTGTTAGTCTTTGATATGCTTTACCACTCATGGTAATTTTTACAATATCTGCTATTTGAGCAGTTTGAGCTGTTGCCATATCATCAACATCAATCCTATCTTGCTCAAACTTCATAAAGTTCATTATCTGATTAGGATTCTGATAGTCTTGTTTTCTTTTTTCGTAATCAGGCATTACATCATACAAGCCAGTTTTTGAATTCTTACCCATTGTTACTAACTGCATTTTACCATTAGTAGGGTTAGACCATAGTTTTTTATTTTTTAAATTACCTAAAGCTTCGACAGATAAATTTGAAAATATTTCCAGCTCCGAAGCTGTTGCACCTCCATCTTTTGCAGCTTGTAATCTTTCTTTTGCTTTAACAGCCCAGTCATCCCATCCTTTTACAGCTGTACTTAAACTTGAATAGCCATTTTTTTGTTGCTGCATATACAGCTTATAATCTGAAGGACTAATTAAACCACGCTTTAATAAATTGTTTTGTTCTTGTATACCTTTTACAGACATACTTGAACCATTTATCAGTAAAGATGCAGCGTCTTGAGTTCCAGTCTCTGGAACCTTGCTTAACTGCTCTATAGCGTTCTGAGTAGATTCTTCAATCGCAGCTTTACGAACAGCTCTTTCAGCCTGTATGGTTTGCAGTCCAGTCACTAATTCTTTGGACGCTGCGTTCCAGTCCATTTGAGTGCTATCTACACTTCTTTGAGCATATATAGAATATTTATTTGCCCCTGAAGGTCTTGATGTATCTTCCGCCATATCTTTTAATTATCAATTCTGTTCAAAATGTCATAAAAATTTTGATCATATATACCAGTTTTTTTGTATCCCTTTAATTGGTCTTTAGTAAATCTTGACCCTAATCTTTCTATAACTTGATTTCTTCCTAAAGGTGTAGTATTTATGTCTTGGTAAAGTGCAGCTTTATTCATATCATAATTATCTCCTTTTGTAGAATATTTTGCATACAATGCAGCGTCTGCATTTGGATTTACTACTGATGTTGATAATTTAGATTGATCTAAACTATCAGCAATGTTATTAATTCTTCTGTCAGCTGCGCCTTGAGGAAATAAAGGTATTGCTGCTGCAGCACCTTGCACTGCTTGCCCAACTGACGCAACGCCTTGCTGCATTGCTGCTGCTGACGCTTCTTCAGAATCTCTTGATATTTGTTGTTGATCTGCTGCTGCCCCAACCTTCATATCTTTTAAGTCTTGATTAATATCAGACTGTTCTTGAACTTGCATTTTT